CCGATATTGTACTTCGCCACCAGCTCCCAGTCATTTTTCTCTTTAAATGGTAGAACTTTGATCTGACTGATAGGAGCCACTGGGTTATCAGACTGAGACGGATTCAAGATCTCGACGAGATCCCACTCCTTCAGCAGGTTAGCAATCGTGTTTCTTCTAGCAACATCTGAATCTGACATGTTTGAGGGTTTACCATCAAGAGCAAATAGCTCCTTAAAGTGCACAATGAAGTACCTTTTCTGCTTGTGCAGAATATGACATGACTGATAAAGTGTTTGTTCTTTTTTAGATGCAACGCCGATGCGAGTAAGAGTCTCTCTAACTTTTAAAAAGTCATCCTCGCTTTTCAGACGCACTTCGACGAGATTGTTTATATCGAAATTCATTTTTTCAAACCACCCTTCTCAAGCTTTGCTTTTATTTCTTTTATCTGTTGAGAAGACAGAATATCCATGACCTGTTTGGCTTTATCATAACTATACCCATAATACTCTACCACCGCTTCAAGATCATCGTGATGTTCAGTCTTGGCCCATTTGGCAAATCGCCTTTTGGGCCTAATCATATTTATTAAAAATGAAAATTGCAGTTTACTTTCCAGGTGTGAATACATATTCATCACGTTGGCATAGTGAACAGTATCTTCAAAATATGAGAACTGACGGTTGGTTAGATATGGGTTGTATCCCCTTTCGGCTAGTTCATCATTATCAGTATTTGACATGATGTCCTTACCAGAATTTATTGCATTCACATAATCAAATGGATTCATCACAAACACGCTTTCGAAGTTCAGTAGTAGAGAACCTGTGGTCTCTAGTATTAAAATACAGATCAATGCCTCGGCGCTTGCATATGTCTCTACCAGTAAAATCCTTATCTCTATATTCTACACCAAGGATCCTTACTTGTAAATCAAAAGCCTCTAAAATATCTTCAAGATCTTGTTCGGTTGAATATGGAATTATTTCATCGACATACTTTACAGCACTGAGCTGAATGTATCGCTCAACTATTGACTGTACGGGCTTGTTTTTCTCTTTGGGTCTATCCAGTGTTGGATCGGTTTGCAAGGCACATATTAAGTAATCACACTTGCTTTTGGCTTCTCTGAGCATTTGAATATGCCCAGCGTGTAGTAAATCAAAAGTAGAAGCCGTAAGAGCTACTATCATTGATGTGACCTCTTACCATCAAAGACACAAACAAAGTAGCACCCCTTTGCTCCAGCATGAACTCTATGAAATACACCGTCTTCTACAAGAACCATATCACCTTCATTGAAGGGAAAATGCTTTTCATCTAGTTCCATCATACCACTGCCCTCCATGAACATATATACTTCTTCCTGCCCTGGATGAGTGTGGCCAGAGGTACTTTTGTTTGCATTCAAGCGTGTTGAACTAACGATAAGATTATTTAGTAAGTTGTTATCCTTGACCAGATATCTATCGTCTTGCTTTACGATATCACCGCCGATTTCAACTAAGGGAAAAACATTACCAATGTCCCATTTGTTAATATTTTCTCTAATCATTTGAACTCACAGTCTGTCATAATTTCAGTTAAACAAGCGACCAGATTGACTTCCTGATCTACAACGAAAGCAGATTTGTAGGAGTAGTCTGCAATATGAAGAACGAGTTGTGGTATCGATCTTTCGTTTATGTACTCAGAGGAAGTATCATAAAGTTTCCTATAAAGCACCGATTGTTCAATATCAGAGTTCTGGCCTACCCATTTACGCATCTCCTTGAAATTTCGGTCCTTTAAAAAAGAGATGAGTTTTTTGTAATTGTCATCGCCCAGATTGACAAGAATGCCAGTGTCAATATTACCAGTAGCAGAATACCGTTGTAGTTCATTAAGTACCCTCCTCCAATCAGGAAAATGCTTTTTAATCAGTTCTGCAATCACCTGTGGATCAAAAGTCACATTTTCTGATTTAAGAATTGTCTGAACCCGAGACATAAACCCAGATGCTATATTTGGTTTTTCTTTTGTCGGAATCTTGAACTCAATAACCGAGCACCGAGAGTGTAGTGGCTCGATGATTCGATTCTTGAAGTTACATGTTAGAATAAATCCACAGTTCTTGGAATACTCTTCCATAAAATTACGGAGAGCAGGCTGAGTCGACTGAGGATTTAGATAGTCAGCCTCGTCAAGGATTACATATTTACGAGCACCAGTAAGAGATACTGTCGATGCAAAGTTTTTAATCTCCACACGAAGCGTATCGATGTTACCATTCATCGAACCATTAATTACGATATAATCAAAGCCGCATTCTTCCAGCATCGCCCTTGCAACCGTAGTCTTGCCAACACCAGGACCGCCGGTGAGGAGAAGATTTGGCACATAGTTTTTGCCCACGAAGTTGACAAATGTTTGCTTAAGCTCTGCTGGAAGAATACAATCGTCGATCTTGGACGGACGATATCGCTCTACCCACAATTCTTGCATAATATAATCCTTAGTTAAGGTTTGCGTTTCAGAAAATCTGGAATCTTTAGCAGCTCTGCCGTTTCCCAGATCTCTTTACACTTTTCACATTTGGTTCTAGGTTTTTTAGAACCGGTATAATCAGGATGTTTTTCACACTTTACCAATTTACTATTACCGGCTTTCCGTTGCAATGTAATACTGTAACTTACCTCCATTGGTTGAGAAGTGACTGATGCCCTTCGAAGAAATCCGAACAGTGTAGTCTGCTGGCATGAACTTTAAATTTTCGACCTTAAACACCAGATCAAATTCAAGATCGGTTGAACCGACCACAGTGCGGAAAGTATTGGATGATTCATCTTTAGAGTTACCAACAACTAGAGTTACATCACCGCCTGAACCAATCACCGACCAATTTGGAAGTTGAAGAACACTTGCCGCAGCCATTGTTTTCTTGAACACATCATCTTTAAGTTCAAATTCAACGACAATATCAGGCAGATCAAGATCTTTTTCTGGGGCCTGCATAATCATGTTAGCATCAGCATAACCGTAGGTGACTGATGACACACCATTCTTGATCTCGACAGAACGATCACCAAAATCAAAATCAGGTGACTCAAAAATACTTACGGTACTGAGAAACTGATTCAGATCATAAATTCCGAATGGTGTTTCAAAAGAATCATCGACCTCTGCTCGAGCAATAATAGTCTTTTGTGGAGAGATCGTTTTCACAACGTTTCCAGAATTGACATACGAAGATGGATTAATTGAAGTAAAACTCTTCAGAACAGAAAGAGTGTTTTGAGAGATGTTCATTTCTTATCCTCATATAAATGACAAAATTTAGTAGTTAACTCAATAATAATATCACACATAGTAGCTTAAGTAAACAAAAATACTCATTTTAGTTTTTGATTTACATCAGCAGTAGCGGCGGCTCCGATATTTGCGAGATCAATCAAGCTTCCACCAAACACATAAGATCCGGTGTGTGACATATTCATCCACGGGCACATCCAGACTTTGAGACCAATCCTTCTTGACCACTGACAGAACATGTAGTCCTCCGAAAGATAGCGATTAGACTCCTCATCAATCAGAGCATCAAAATAACACATGATCTGTCGTGAACCGTCGAAATTTTCTGATCTCACATGATCTGGTGTGTATTTTAGTTCTGGATATTTTTCTTCGAACTTTTCAAATGTCTTGCGCTGGATCATCATGAATCCAGTACCACCTTCGAGAACTTCGACTGGCTGATCTAGTGGAATCTCATTTACACCATTCGCTGGATTAAAAACATAGTCACCAACATAGTTTGATAGTTTCTGTGGGTTTTGATCCGCAAACCCCTTGTCAACTGCCATCTTGATCTTTTCCCAAGAGATAGTTTTCTTTGGGTAAGGTCCGCAGATAATGTCTTTATCACCTTCTGGATCCGCTAGAGCTGCCAGTGTTAATACATCATTTGGATTGAACCCAATATCTGAGTCAATAAACATCAAGTGAGTATATTTTTCGTTTCTTAAAAACTCATCCACGCAATAGTTTCTTGCACGAGTGATGAGTGACTCATTGAACAGATAAAAGAAGTCAACTTCTACCTGATAGTGTGCACAAAGCTTCTGTAAGTCAACACAAGATTTAGTGTACTGACCGCCGCACATCCCACCATACATGGGAGTGGCAACAAATAATTTTCTTTTTCTTAGTTCCTCTACCGAAATCTCAATTTCAGGCATCTACTTCTCCTCATGGTATAGATCATGATTATACATTGCAATTATTGCATAGTGTATAATCTTCATAAGATCCTTTCGGTTATATCCATTTTTCTTGCCGTACCTTTGTGCATACTTCATGATATTACCAATACAAAAGCCCTCACCATGACCTCCGTCAATGATGAACTCAGTTGCTTGGTAATTGTTTGTGGAGTAGTGTTCACCGTAGGTACCATCAATATAGTCTTTTATTTCGGCAATAAGATCGCCTTCATTATATTTATACATCACTTTAAGAACTCCATAAGGGGTGAATTAAAAGACTTGGGAATCGGTCCGTGAACAAAACTTTTCCAGATGTTCGACGGCTTGATCTTTGTTCTTCCATATTGATTTGTGATTTGAAAATTAGCTTGCGGCCAATATTCTTGCAGTTTTAAAGAGCGCTTCATTCTATTATCACCGGCATGAGATGTGTCTGTATTACCACCCTTGATAGTCATGGTTGCTGCTTTGTCAATTAAGAACTTATTGAACAATAGAGTGCAGTAGTATTTAGTATCAAGAACTTGTAGGGAATAGTCTGTGTCTTCAATAACATCATCACGCCACCAGATATCAAGATCATTGTTTACCAGTACACCACTATATACTTGCTGATTGATTCCAACATGATTACTTCTAGAAAATGCAAACATAGTATGTGACATGCCAGCAATGCCGATATTCTCATAAGAATCACAAATAGACTCACAAGCTATAATACACTTAAAAGCTTCACATTTTACATTCTTTGTTGGTGCTCTATATCTAAAAGATGTAATGTTATCATCAAACTGCCAATGAAATTTTGCACCATTTTCAATGGAATGTTGTTTACAATAATTTCTTACATACGATATACCACGGTTATTATGATCCATTTTTAGAACAGATGAGATATCATAGTTCTCTAAGTACTTTTCATATTCTTGTGGCTCAACAACAACATAAAAGGAAATACCACTATTTTTCAACTCACGTGTAGTTAAAGAAACATCAGCTCGACCACGAGACGGAACATATACTGGATACTTTACTGATCCAGTTATATTGTCTATATCGTGAAGCAAAGTTTCAGCTTGCTGTTCTAGCACTAATATAATCCTTTAAATTCCGTTTAGATGACCATCCAAGAGCACGTGTTCGATCCGTTACTACTTTTGCTGACATCCTATTACCTTTTCTTTGAGGTAGCATCTCGATCTTTGTATTGATCCCGAACATTGCTGCAACATCGATAATTGTATATGAATCATCGCACCCAATGCCGTATTCGTCTCCATACCCCTCTTTTCCAACAAGAATAAGTCCATCTATAATATCATCAATATGAGTAAAGTTTCTTTTCTGTGTACCTGGTTGAACGATCGTGAGAGGTTCACCATTTTTTACTTTATTAATGAACATTGCAATTAGAGTAGCATATGGTCCATTTTCAATTTCTCTAGGTCCATATACATTATAAAAATATGTGATGGCATAGTCAATAGAATTCCACTCACAAAATAATTTTACAAATTCTGTGTTAGTCTCTTTTGACCAGGTATAAGGACTTTTTATGTATCCCAAATGCTCGTTTGTAAATTTTGTGCTTGATCCAGCATACACAAGTTTTGCATCACACTTTTTAACAAAGTCGAGAATACATTTAGTACCAATTTTATTGTATTCCCAAACTTTATCAAAATCATCGAATGACTGTTCGACTCTAGAGTATTCACCCAAGTGATAAACAATATCAAAATCAGCAGGTAAATCTGATACATCTCTCGTGTCAAGATTTTTGTACCAGACACCTTGCACATGATTATTTTCAGATCCCGTAAAGTAGTTATCTATAGAAGTTACATCGTGGCCTTGATTTACCAATCTCTCACATAGATGTGAGCCAACAAAACCAGCACCACCAGTCACTAATACTTTCAAAACT